TAACTGGGTTTAGTACTAATATAATTCTATTTTGTACTTTCTTTTCTCGTATACTTAAATCTATAGTGTCAAATGTACTTTCGTCTATTAATTCTTCAGCTTCGTCAAGCACCCAACAGGATATACCTTGTAAACTCTTTAGACTTGCGGTTTGATTACCTGCAGACGTTTTTATACCTCTAAATAGTATGTCACTACCATTTGCTAAGTTTACTACTTCTGACTTGTTTATATCAAATATATTCTCAAATCCTAGTAAACTGATCTTTTCTAAAAATTCAGGTATTATAGATAAGTGTGCTGAAACCATTGTATAACGTGTAAACAATACCCTTATGTTTTGTGACATAGTAAGTAGGGTAAGAAATACAGTTACTGCGAAAGACTTACCTGAACCACGACCACCTGTTATAATATAATACCTACAGTCTGACTCAAATAGTTTTTGATATTTATTGTTCAGTTCCAGAGTCTACAAAGTTTATTAACGGTAAGTGTAAACTATCGTCATTTGTAGTTACGTCTACCCTTTGTTGTGGTTTACCATAAAAGTATTCAAAGTATAATTTAACTGACCATTGTTCTTTTTTCTCTAAACTTTCTTGTAGAGCTTTAAGTGCTAAGTCATTAAAAGGTGTTAGTTTTTCTATTAGCTTTTGTTCTTCAGCTTTTGGTTTGCGTCCTGCACCTTGTCTTTTTCCACCGTGTGTGTTCATTTTGAAATAATTTGATTAATCAAGTTGTATTATATAATAGAAATCACTTGAATTTATTTAACATATCCTTAATTGTGCTGTGTGCAGCTTTATTCTTTTCATAGCTGCTTCATAGTATTCTTTGTCAAGTTCACAAGCTGTTAAGTCATATCCTAATTTATGACAAGCAATTGCAATACTGCCACTTCCTAAGTGAGTGTCTAAAATCTTATCTCCCTCTTTAGCATATTTCATTAAAAGCCATTCGTAAAGTTTTATTGGTTTTTGTGTTGGGTGTATTCTTACTTCTTTATTTTTCATATCTTGTTGAAGCATACCATTCCATCTCCATTTAAAATTCCTTACAGCAGTTTTAAAACTTGCATAGGCTAACTCACTATCAGCAAAATCACCCGTATTATCTTTATCCCAAACAATCCAACAACTGCTATTTGCATTTGGTATGTTTTCAATAAAATGATTAGCACCCCAGACAATTTGGTTTTTGCTTACTCTTTTTAATTCTTTGAAGTATTCTTTTTTTGGTGCTTTATTATCCCAATTTTTAGGTGTGTATCTTGTGGCTTTTGTGGCTTTATCTCTGCTATGGTTTTTTGCACCATCCTCCCCAATACCATAAGGAGGATCTACTATTGCTAAGTCAAAGTATTTATCTTCATACCTTGCCATTAATTTCATATTATCTTCGTTAGTTATATTCATTTGGTGGCATCAATATTACACCTAAGTCATTTTGTGCCCAAATACGCACTTCTTCACAATATAAAGTAAAGTCTTCTGTTGTTAAGCTACTAGTACGATCAGGTATAAACATATTTTTTAAATGTTCGTGCATTTCGTATTTATGATACCCTGTGTGGTCACATAGTGGTTTTACAATACACTTCCAATAGTATTTATTTTGTTGATGTGTTCTTGTCATATAGTTCTAAACGTTCTAATTCAAATCGTAGGTGTTCACGTGCTTTTACTATACACTCTTTTGATGTTTCGTGTTTTCTGTTTGCTCTTAATAAATAAGTTACTGCTGTACCTATATTATAGTTGAGCTCGTAGTCTTCTATTATTTTACGTGCTTCGTAGCCGTGTATTTTGCCTATGTAGTAATTAGGTATTCTTGTCATCTTTTCTGTCTCTATATAATGCTCCTGTTATTGTTTTGTGTGGTTCTATCTTGTCTATGTTTTCGCTTATCTTTTCATTTTCGTTTTTCTCAATTAATATCTCTATCATAACAACACCTATAATTAATATAAAAGCAATACCTATAATTAGTAAAAAAAACAGGATCATTGTTCTAATTTATTTAGTAATTGATGTACCGTGTATATTCTATCCTCACCGGAATAGTTTTCGTAAATACATTTGAACTCTTCTTGTTCTCCTTTTTTCCACGTCCACAAACTTCTCACATTGTTTTTAATGTGACTTTTTAATACCCACTTAATGTTTTTGTATGTTTTCATATTAAGGAATATTTACTAAAAGATACAGGTTCATTGTATCTATTTTTTGAGCTAACAAACTCACTTCTTATATTATATCCTTCGTCTTTTAGTTCGCATATCCTTGAAGTTAGTCTCATTATTCCGTATTCTTTCATAGCTTCTAACGCTGTTATACTACCTTTGTCGTTTAGGTGTCTTATTATTCTATCTTTTTGTGTTAATGTTTTCATTTTTATTTATTTAATTTTTCGTAAAGTGATTTTATTCCTTTCCACATAGTATGTAAACACGAACCACAATTAGTTGTGGGTTTATATTTAGTTTTATATATAGTGTTATACAATTCAACAAATCTTTTTTTCGTTTCAACATCAGGTGCTTGTCCGTCTTTGATCTTTTCCCATACACATAGTATTTCTTGTTTTAAATACATAGGTGAGTTTTCATCATATTCTCTTTCTTCTGTTTTATAAGGAAACATCTTGTTTAGTTTCTCTTGTCTTTCGTCACACCCACAATCGTCTTTACCTACCGCTTTAGCTATCTTTTTTGCTAGCTTGTCTATCTTAGTAGCTGAAGTAAATTTTTTTATAGTGTCTCCTAGACCTTTGCTTTTTTTACTCATATTATTCGTAATTGTGCCTGGTGTTGTTTTATTCGTTTTATTGCAGCTTCAAAATATTCTTTGTCAAGCTCACACGCAGTTAAATTAAATCCTAAGTTATGGCAAGCAATAGCTATTGAGCCTGAGCCTAAGTGTGTATCTAAAATCTTATCTCCTTCTTTTGCGTAGTTCATTAACAACCATTCGTAGAGTTTAATTGGTTTTTGACAAGGATGCCATCTCAATTTGTTTTCCCAATCTATTTTGTTTCCTATGACATTACCTATTGAAACAAAGTGAAAAATTTTCATATTAACTCCAAAGCTATGAGATGCAATATCACAATCAGATAAATTAGTCATACCTTTACACTTACCACCACCAGTTTTATCGTGTACTATTCTACCTACATCATTGATGTATTTACCATAGTAATTAGCACCAAATATTATTCTATTTTTAGAAACTCTTTCTAATTCTAAAAAATATTCTTTACTAGGAATATTATCATTCCATTCTATATTTTTATGTATTTTTTTTGAACGAGTATTATTAAAGTCACCAATTCCATAAGGAGGGTCAACTATTGCTAAGTCAAAATAATTGTCCTCATATCTTGACATTAAATCCATGTTGTCTTCGTTAGTAATATTAATCATTTAATTTATCTATTAGTTCTTTTCTTACTTTGTCTATTGTTGTGTACAAGCTGTTTCTACTTATACCTGTCTTTTCAGCTAGACTATCAAGCGTGTTTTTTTCATAGTAGTATAGTTTAAATATTTCGCTGTCATACCAATACATTTTTTCAAGAGCTTGATCTATAAGTTCAAGTTTTTCGTAAGTTTTTGGCATTTCTAAATAAGCTATGTTTTCTAATTTATAGTTTACACAATTACTAATATTACAAGTGTTATCTAATTTTGTATAATACTTTTTATACTTGTAAAAGTATTGACTTCGTGGACTGTTAAAACTTCTTCTTAATGCTACTGCACCATAACGTAAAACGCCTTGTTTGCCGTCTTTTTCATATATATTTTTAAGTGTGTCTTTATTCATTTGTAAAAAGTACAACATAAGTTCTTGTACCACTTCGTTTATTTCGTTTTCATCTTTTGTAAATGTGTATGACATTTCTATAAAATCTTTTCTACAATCTGCTACTATTTTATAAATCTTATTCACTTTTTGGTTTGATGTCTCTGACTTTACCTATAACATCTACAATTATTTCTGACAATAACATTTGATACGTTCTTAACTGTGCTATGTTTCTTTTATTTTCAATACCTGCAAAAAATCCGTTAGTCATTGTCGTCACGTTTATAGGTATAATTAATAGAAAATCAAGCCAGTTTCCTGAATGTGTAGTTATCTTATATTGATTGTGATATTCTATAATAGTTTCAAGTACGTCTAAATAGTTGAGGTATTTGGGTTTACTAGCGCATTGTTCTGCAAAACTACATACGGTTTCTAAATACTTTTCAATTATTATTTCGTGTTCTTTATTGACGTATATAGGTTTCACGTTTGTAATTTAATTTTATTTTTTAATCTAAACCTTTTTCTTTTTTTAAGTTTTTAACAAGCGTTTTGTAATAACTAATATTTTCGTTGTATTCTACTCTAGTAATCTTTACCCTACTCTTACTTAATAATTCTAAATCTTGTGCAGTACCTATACCATAGTCTTTGTCTAATTTAAGACCAAACAACCATTGTTCGCCCTGACTAAATATATTACATTTAGCACATTGAACTTGACAATTTTGTTCATTGAATCGTGTAGGTAAAAATTTACGTGATTGAAAATGTCCACATTGTAGTTTTTTGTAGTGATCTACCTTACCACAGGTGTAGCATTGAGCTAGTCCTGTATCAGTTGCTTTACGAAGTCTTATATATAAAGAAAACCATTTGTCAAGTTCTTTTTTAAGTTTACTTATTGTCTTCATTTCTAAATATTACTATCATACTAGGACGCATTGCACTATTTTTTGTTTGTCCATTTTCATCAACAAATTTTAATCTACCTTTAATAAAACGTAATTCTGATTGATTATAACAATAGTTGTGAAACCATTTTGTGTCTGTATTTGAAAAAACTAAAAACACACACAAATCTGCGTTACCATTTTTAATCTCATCGTGTGCTTTTTTTAAAAATCCTGTTACATTACTATAAGGTGGGTTTACAAAATTTCTTTTACCCCACTTAATATTTAAACCGTCTACTTTTGAATTTAACGGACACGGATCAAAATCAAAATCAAATTCATCGTTAAGTTTATCATATAACCATTGTGGCGTAGCCCAGTTATCTGTTTTTTTACTTTGAAAAAGTTTTATTTGATGTTTTTCCATTAATTTTTTTTTTGTAATACTTTTCTAGATATTTTATTATTTCGTCAAGTGTTATTATTTGACATCTATAATCATTTAACTTTTCTTTTAACTCGTTACCAAATCTAGGTCTTACTTTCAAAATAATTGATTTTGTATTACTTTGTTTTCTTTAATAATTCCTAGTGCTGTATTTAATATATGAAGTCCTAATTCAGAATTAACTGCGTTTCTTTCTTCTTGACGTTTTTTATTAGCTCTATTATAATGTCCTTTAATC